GTTAATCGGTTCTCCTCCTCGTATGCAACTGGTTTAACATATAATTAGTATTGAATGCCGAAAGGGTTCACATTTTATACTCGCTTTTAAAGGAGAACAATTATGACAGCACTACAACGCTATCACTCTGCAAACTTACCAGAGTTGATGAAAATAATCAACAGAAACGGCATAGGTATGGACGATTACCTTGACCGATTTTTTAATGACGATTATTCATCAAACTACCCACCTTACAATCTAATTCATCTAAACAATGTTGAGTCAGTACTAGAACTTGCACTTGCAGGATTTAGTAAGAAAGATATTAAAGTTTATACTGAATATGGAAAACTAATCATTGAAGGAAAGAAAGAATCTAAAGAAGGTGATTCAATTAATTATGCACATCAAGGACTAGCACAAAGATCTTTCAATAGAACTTGGCAATTATCAGATGATGTCAAAGTTAAAGATGTAGAATTTAAAGATGGACTTCTTACAGTCAAATTAGGTAAGATAATTCCAGAGCATCATGCTCGTAAAGACTATCTCTAAATATAAATGAGTTCGAGATGGAACTTAGGGATCTTGACGATCCCTTTTTTTATGCTATAATATAAACAAAACAACTATATTATGTCTGTTAAACTAGCAGTATTGCAAGACAGAGAACAAGTGATTGCAGAAATAAAAGAACTGGTTGATGAAGGTAAACCAGTCGGATATTTATTTACAAATCCACATGTCATTTCTACAGAAAAACAATTTCTAGCAGAGAGTGACGACAACAGAAAAGTTCAAATAACTTTATCACCTTGGATATTATTGAGTGCTGATAAAGAAGTTTTAGTTCCACGACACCAAGTAGTTACTATTGTTGAACCAATAGATAGTCTAAAAGAAATGTATTCGGAGAAAGTAAATGGAAGTGATGGTATTAGCACTGACAAATAATCGTTATATTATTAGTCAAGTCGATGAAGTTGCAACAGAAGATATTGGACAACCAGACTGTAAACTTACGAAACCACATGTCGTTAATACAGAATCAGGTAAAACTATTCTTGAACCTTTTATGGTGGATCTTACAAGGGAGAGTGTTTTTATGATGGGATCTGATAAGATCTTGACATTAGCTGTTCCAACACCTACACTATTAGAACAATATTTAAATTTGATTAAAGAATGAATAGTGACACTCTCATTGCTAGAGGTAGATTAACAAAATCAAATTCACTTGATTTACCAACAGAATGGAAAGAGATAATTGATCCAGATAGTGTAACTGTTAATCTTACACAAATTGGAACATCACAAGATTTGATTGTGTATGATTATATCTTTTTTAAAAATAAAATATTTGTTCGATCTGGACTTGGATCTGATACTATGATAGACTGCTATTATGTTGTCTTTGCTGATAGGAAAAAGAAATAATGAGATTTTACACCAACGTACAAATGGTTGGAGATAACTTCTTAGTTCGTGGTTATGAAGATGGAAAACATTTTGCAACCCGTGAGAAGTTTTACCCAACTCTTTTTGTCAACTCTAAAAGAAAAAGTAAATATAAAACTCTAACAGGGGATGTAGTTGAACCTGTCAAACCTGGCACCGTAAGAGATTGTCGTGACTTTATAAAAAAATATGCGGATATAGAAAACTTTGACATTTATGGAAATGAAAGATTTATATACCAATACATTTCTGATAAGTATTCAGAGAATGAAGTTAAGTTTGATATTGAAAAGATAAAACTAGTCACACTTGATATTGAGGTAAAGTCAGAGAATGGTTTTCCTGATGTAGAATCTGCTGCAGAAGAGATTCTTCTAATATCAATTCAAGATTATACAACAAAACAAATTCTTACTTGGGGTCTTGGGGACTTTAATAATAAACAAAAGAATGTTACTTATAAAGCATTTAAAACAGAGCATGAACTCTTAAGTTCGTTTATTAACTGGTGGATGATTGAGGGTAATACTCCAGAAGTTATTACAGGTTGGAATAGTAAATTATATGATATCCCTTATGTTTGTCGTAGATTAGATAGAATACTTGGTAGCAAACTAATGAAACGTATGTCACCTTGGGGATTGGTGACTGAAGAAGAAACATTTATTGCAGGTCGTAAACACATCTCATATGATATTGGTGGTGTATCTCAGTTAGATTATCTTGACTTATATAAGAAGTTTACATATAAGGCACAAGAGTCATATCGTTTGGATTATATTGCAAGTGTAGAACTTGGACAAAAGAAACTAGATCACTCAGAGTTTGATACATTCAAGGACTTCTATACAAATGGTTGGCAGAAGTTTGTTGAATACAATATCATTGACGTAGAACTTGTTGATCGTCTTGAGGACAAGATGAAGTTGATTGAACTTGCCTTGACGATGGCATATGATGCCAAGGTCAACTATGAGGATGTCTTTTATCAGGTGCGTATGTGGGATACAATTATCTACAATTATTTGAAGAGAAGAAACATTGTTATCCCTCCTAAAAATCGTTCTAATAAGAATGAAAAATATGCAGGTGCATATGTAAAAGAACCAATACCTGGCAAATATGATTGGGTGGTTTCATTTGACTTGAATAGTCTGTATCCACATTTGATCATGCAATATAATATTTCTCCAGAAACATTACTTGAAACAAAACACCCATCAGTTACGGTTGATAAAATCCTTGATGAAGAACTAACATTTGAGATGTATAAGGATAATGCAATCTGTGCAAATGGTGCAATGTTTCGTAAAGATGTCCGTGGGTTCTTGCCCGAACTTATGGAGAAGATGTATAATGAAAGAGTCATCTTCAAAAAGAGGATG